TCTGCGGCCAAGTTGATTTGGCATTGCCTACCCCACCACGCGACGAGCTCGACGCGTCGCCGCGGATCCGCGCGACGGCTGGGGTGGGGCGGCCCGGGCGGGGCTTGCCCCAGCCGACCTCGTGTGCCGTCTTGCTCGAGTGGTGCGGCGTGCAGAGGGACTGGAGGTTGGCCGGGGAGTCGTCGTGGCTCAGGCGCCGACGCCTGATATGGTCAGCCGTCGTGGCTCGTCGCCGGCACCGTCGCCCGCGCTTGTCGACCCATTGGCAGATGGGCTCCCGGGCCAGCTGGGCTCGTCGACGTGCCTGCCAGTCAGGTGGGTAGCCGCGGGCCGCCAGGGATGGGCGAGGCGGTGCCTGGTGGTCGGGGCAGCGGGGGCCGCCCGCGGTGAGGGTGCCGCATTGGGTGCAGATGCCGCGCATGGGACCGGGGGTCTCCTCCTGGGGCGGGAGTGTACCCCCTCGAGGGGGGGATGGGGTGTTCTCAGCGCAGGGCGGTGGGGAGTGGTAGCCAGCGCGCGATGGCGTAGGCCAGACGGTCGATCGCCTGCTCCTCGGTGATCTGGACCGCCTCGTCGATGATGGCCTCGGCTCGGGTGCCGAGCTCGCCCTGGATGAGCCGCTCGGCGAGCCGGGTGACCCGCTGGAAGTGCGGGTGCAGCAGCTCGTGGACCAGGGTGGCGCGCAGCTCCTCCGCCGTCATCGCCCGGCACTCGGGCGAGAGGGCGATGATGGCGACGTCGCCGTGGTCCTGGATGTAGGTGCTCGCGTAGGTGTCCTTGCCGGTCTCGTGCCGGCTGACCGTGATCGACCAATCGCTGAGCGCCAGCTGCAGCTTCGCCGTGTCGACCCAGGCCTGGAGGTCCGCCTGCTCGAGCTCGGTGAGCAGGATGGGCGCGTCCTCGAAGGGTCTCACTTCTTCTTCGTCGCACTGCCGAGCTCGCGCGCCATCTCAGCTGGGGTCGGCTTCTTCCACGTCGACCCGCCGCGGTGCTCGAGCCAGAAGACCTGGGCGGTGACGTTGCCGGCGCGAGCCGCCCGGAGGAGGGCCTCCTCGACCTGCTCGAGCGGGTCTCCGCCCACCAGGCCGGCCATGCCGAATTGCTCGCGCAGGCGCTGGGCCTTCTCCTCGTGGCCGGAGACGTAGGCGGCCAGGGGGCTGACGACCGGCTGGCCGCTGGTGCCCTTCGTCAGGCGGTACTTGCGGAGCGTCTGCCGGCCGCGGGCCGCTTCGTCCTCGTGCCAGATCCACTCCTCGACCGCCGCGCGCTGGGTGGCCCAATCGATCGCCTCCGCCAGGGGGCTCGCCATGAAGGCGTCCCATAGCGCCTGGGTCTCGGGGAGGAGGACGGGCTCGCCGTCCTGGGGGTCGACGATGCTCGCAGCCGTCGCGCCCGGATCCGCGGATGGCTGAGCCTCCTGGGTGGGGCGCTCCTCGAGCTGGGTGTCGCCGCCGGCGGGCGCGACGGGTGTCGCGTCAGGATCCTGGGACGGCTTGAGCTTCACAGCCGGACCGCCTGCTCGCCGGTGAACGTCTGCCAGCGCTCGATCGCCGCCTGGGCGTAGCGCGGGTCGATGTCGATCGCGTAGCAGCGCCGGCGGGTCGTGGCCGCGGCGATGATGGTCGTGCCGCTGCCGACGAACGGGTCGAGCACCAGCTCGCCGCGCTTCGAGCTCGCCAGCAGGCTCCGCTCGACCAGGGCGACCGGCTTCATGGTCGGGTGCTCCCTGGAGGCCTTCGGCCGCGGGAACTCCCACACCGTGTCGAGGGTCCGATCGTCGGCGAAGTAGTGGGCGGCGCCTGGGCGCCAGCCGTAGTGGACCGGCTGCCCCTCCTTGTGGCGCTTCTTGCTCCTGGCCGGCGGGGTGTCGCCGTTGGCGCCGGCGAGGAGGTTCTCGTGCCGCCAGTGGTAGTCGCTCCGGCCCAGGACGAGCTGGTCCTTGACCCAAACGATGGTCTGCCGGTAGACGCCCAGGTCGATCAGCGTCTGGAGGAACACCATGCCCTGGGCGCCGCCTGGGGCGGCGCAGTAGACCGCTCGCCCCTGGGCGGTCCGGGCCAGGGCCAGCTCGAAGGTCGAGCGCAGCATCGCCGCCAGCGCCGGCTGGTACTTGCCGTCGCCCTGGATCCGGAGGTGCTCGTCGGTGCCGCCGGCGTACTCGACGCCGTAGGGCGGGTCGGTCCAGATCATGCCGGCCAGCTCGTCGGTGCCGGCGAAGAGCTGGGCCCAGGTGTCGGGGTGGGTGGCGTCGCCGCAGGCGATGCGATGGTCGCCCAGGGCGTAGGCCTGGCCGTACTCGACCCAGGGCTTGACCGCCAGGGGCGGGACGTCGTCGACCTCGGCTTTGCCGGTCTCGAGGCCGCGCATGATGCGGTCGAGGTCCTCGCCGGTGTAGCCGGTGCCGGCCAGGTCGCCGGTCGCGTCCTGCTCGTCGAGCAGCTGGGCCAGGGCCTCCTGGTCGTAGGCGCCGAGGTCGGCCAGCCGGTTGTCGGCCAGGAGCAGGGCGTCGGCCTCGCGCTGGCTGAGCTCGAGGCCGTTGACCGCGATCTCGGTCGCGCCCTCGCTGAGCATGACCTCGAGCAGGCCGTTGCCGGCGACGACGTAGCCGGTGCTCGCCTGGACGACGACCGCCCGGTACTGACCCCAGCGCCGGTATGACGCGCGCAGCTCCTCGAGGTGGGGGTGGCGCCTGGGGTTGCCGGGGTGGGGCTGGACGGATCCGATCGGGACGGCCAGGGGCTGGAGGTCGTGGGCGATCTTCGTGCCGACCGGCTCCTGGAGCCCGTCAGCCGGCCCAGCTGGCTCGATGTCAGCGTGGCCGGCCTCCGGGGCCTCCTCGAGCTCCGCGGGCTGCAGCGGCGGTCCTGGCTCGAGCTGGGGCAGGGTCATGGCGCGATGGTAGCGCCTCGGTGCCATGCCAGGTGGGCCTGCCACTCCTCCTGGGTGATCGTCTTGTGGCAGCGGCCGCAGTCGAAGGTCGCCGGCGCGCAGCGGTCGCAGTTGTCCTGGGGGCCGGGGTGCCACCAGCCGCCGCTCGGGGCGAGGTGGCCAGCTCCGGGCGCCGGGATCCCCCAGGCCCTCATCGGTCCGGCCCCTCGACCAGCTCCTGGAGCCGGTCGGCCGCCTCGCCCGAGGCGACGGCCTCATCCCAGCGCGCGTCGCGCAGGATCCTGGCGACCGCGGCGCCGATGGTCTCGCCCGGTTGTTGCCGGCGGCGGATCTCGGCGTAGACCTCCGGGTCGACGCGGATGATGCGGCTGGGCGCTGAGCCGGCTGGTCGATGGCGGGTCGGGACGTGGCCGGCCGACCAGCAGTCGCCGCAGAGCCCCTGGAGGTAGACGGGCCGGCCGTCGCCGTTGCGGCACGGCGGTCGGTGGCCGTTGGGCCAGAGCGGATCCCTGGGGGCCGGGCCGGCGGGCCCGTCGCCCGCCGGCCGCTCCTGGCGGCTCACTTCCGCGCCTGGGCCAGCGGCCCGCCGTCAGGGTGCTTCGCCCGCCAGGCTGCCGACCTGGCAGCCCGCTCCGCGCGGGCCTTCTCCCGGTCGCGCTTGACCTTCGCCCGCCGGCGCGACTCGGGCGTCGAGCGGTCCATGAGGGCGTCGCGCTGCCGGTAGATCGCCTGGGCGACCTTGTCGGGGAGGACCAGGCGGGTGGTCTCGTAGCCGTGGACGACCTGCAGGAAGATCAGCATCCCGTCCTCGTCGGTCCTCATCGTCTGGACGACCGCGGTGGTCGTCGCATTGATGATCGGGACCGTCTGCATGATGGTCGCCGGCCGCGTCACCTTGTGGCCCGGCAGCCCGGTCAGGGTGCCGAGGACCCGGTCGAACCGGGCCGACTCGTAGTCGGTGTCCTGGTCGCTTGAGTTGCTCACGGTTGTCTCCTCGTGTGGGGGTTTGCCTGGGGGTCAGTGGTGCTTCATCGGCCCTCCTCGTCGACTCGCCGGCCGCTCGCCTCGAGCCCGAGCTCGTAGAGCTCCCGGAGGTCATCGCAGAGCAGCGTAGAGCCGAGCCAGCCGTGGTCCTTGCCCTCGAGGTCGGCCAGGTGGTAGCTGGCGAAGCGGCGGACGGTGGGGAGGGCCGACTCGCGGCCGCGGGCGTGGTGCATCGCCTCGGAGAAGGCCGCCATCGCGTCGAGTAGGTCGTTGGCCGCGTCGGTGAGGTCCTGGGGGATGTCCTCCTGGGGCTCGTCGTCCTCGTCGAGCTCCGGCTCGCCCAGGCCGGGCTCCTCGCCGCGGCTGTCGTACTCGCCCGTCGCGTATGGCTCGTTGTCGTCGCGGGTCATCGTGCCGCCTCGGCGATGATCTCGAGGACCCAGGCCTCGACTCCGCGGAGGGGCTGCCCGTCGATGGTCAGGCGGCTGGTGATCTCGTCGACCGCGGCCTTGCGCCCGAGGCGGTGGGCGCGGGCCTCGAGCTCGTCGGTGGTGAAGAAGCGGGTGTCGGCGGCGACCATCTTCGCGTGCTCGACCGCGTTGGGGGCCAGCATCGTGTCGCGCACGACCTGACCGCCGATCGCCTCGCCCGGGTCGGCCATGCCGACGTACTTGTTCTGGATGACCTGGAGCTCGGCCTGGAGCTGGGGCTCGTCGTCGGTCTCGCGGATCCGCTCGGCGAGGAGCTCGATGATCTCGTGCCGCTCGGGGGTGGAGTCGGTGGGGTTGAACGCGTCGGAGAGGTGCTCCTCGAGGATCTCCTGCTCGCGGGCTGTCAGGGTGTTCATCGGTGTCTCCTTCTCGGCCTGGCCGGCCGGTCTCAGTAGGGGCGCTTGACGTACTTCGCGGCGATCGCGTCGACGTCGTTGGCGGGGCTGCCCAGGGTCTCGTCGGCGTACCAGCGGCCGAGCTTGCTGTTGGCCCAGGTGAAGAGCTCCTGGGGGGTCCAGCCCTTCGCGTTGGCGGCCGCCAGGACCGCCTGGTCGGCGAGGGCGATCGCCTCGGAGGATCCGGGCTCGCCGTAGAAGCTGCGGCGTCCGCCGAGGTAGCCGTAGCCGAGCCACTCGTCGTTGACGTAGCCGGCCTCGAGGTCCTGGGCGGTCAGGGGCTTGTTGGCGGTTCGGGTGCTCATCGGTGGTCTCCTGGTGCGGTGTCGGTTGACGTCAGCATCATGCGCGCCCGCGCGCACGTTGTCAAGCGGAATCTGCGCGAAGATGTTGCGCCGGCGCGCCAGGTTCGTCGTCGCCCGGGAGGGGGCCGCGCTCGGCCTGGACGCCGGCGAGCTCCTCGGCGTAGACCGCCCGCCACTCGGCCAGGTGGCGGTCGCGCATGACCGCCGCCGTCCGGCGCTGGGCTTCCATCGCGCGGCGGGTGCGCTCCCGGTTGCGGGCGCCCTGGACGTCGGCCGGCAGCCGGCTGGCGCGCGGGGCCCGGCCGCGGCGACGCAGCTCCTGGTAGGCCGTCACCGCTTGCCGCCCTTCGGCCGGCGCCCGGGCTGCCCGCTCGAGTCGCGTCGGTAGCGCTCGAGCTCGCGCCGGGTCACCAGCTGGACGGGCCCGACCCGCTCCGCGCGGAGCTTGCCCTTGCGGATCTGAGCTCGCACCGTCTGCGGCGCCAGGCCCAGCTCGTCGGCCGCCTCGGCCGGGGTCATGTAGTCCTTGATTGCCATCGGTCGTTGTCTCCTCACTTCAGGTGGGCTGGGATGTCGACGCGCAGCTTCTCGGGCCTGGGTGGCCCGATGACCGTCGGGTCGTGGACGATGCGCTGGTGCCCCTGGGCGTCGATGCCGGCGACCCAGCCCCAGGGCGAGACCCGGAAGACCCGGATCTCGGTCTCCGCCTCGGTGCTGCCGACGTGGCCGGCCACCAGGGCGTCGAGCGGGATGGCGGGGCCGGTCATGGCCGCACCGTCCCGTCGGCCTGGACGTGGGCGCACGTCGCGCCGTGGGCCCCGTAGGTCGCGCAGCGCCGGCAGGTCCCTGGGCCGGCCCAGGCGCAGTTGGGGCAGGGCTCGTGTCGCGGCGCGCTCCGCCGCTCCGGCCCGGTGTAGCTGCCCCGGCAGGAGCAGCCTGGCCCGCAGATCGCGTCGGCGCCGCCCAGGGCCCGGATCAGCTCGGGGGTGGTCAGGTGCTTCATGGCCACAGTCCTGCCGCATCGCGCTCGGAGGCGGTCCTGGCCGGATCCGGGTCGGTCTCGGCGATGGCGTCGACGTCGCGCCACTCGTGCCAGGGCCGCGGCGCCTGGGGGTAGAGCTCCTCGATGGTCGGGTTGCTCATGGGGGTCTCCTCCTGGGGGTTGGGGGTGGTCATGGCTGGCACTCCCGGCAGCGGCCGGCGGTGTCGAGCTCGTCGCCGCCGGGCTCCTCGCAGACGCTGCAGGTGCCGGAGGCCAGGGCCGCGGCGATGCGGTCCTCGAGCTCCGCCTGGGGGCGGTTGATGACCCGGACGCGCCCTGGGGCTCGGTCGCTGCCGAGGATGACCAGGGGTGTGCCGGTGGCGGTCAGGTAGGTGGCTCGCATCTCAGGCCTCGCCGCGCGCGTAGGCCAGGGCCTCGAGCGCCTCGTCGTCGGTCGTGATGCCGTCGGTCCAGCCGGGGGTCCGGCGGAGCTCGCGGCGGGCGTCGGCCGCCTGGCCGGCCTTGCTCAGGTGCCAGGTCGCGTGCTGGGCCAGGTCCAGCTGGAGGCTGCTCAGCATCGTGCTGGTCATCTCCAGGCCGCAGGCGCAGGTCGCGCGGTAGCCGGCCAGGTTGCCGCGGCCGTTCTCGTCGGCCTGGACCGGGCTGATGACCGGGAGGAGGATCGGGGTGCTCATGGGGGAGGTCTCCTGGTTGGGGGTGGGGGTGGTTGGTTCCATGCCGGGATCATGCGCGCTCGCGCGCACGTTGTCAAGCGGATTCTGATCTTCGTGTTGCGACCGCGCACCGCCTGCAGACTCGCCCGCTCGCCCAGGTCCGCTCGAGCTGGGCGTCGAAGCCGTCCGGGGCCCAGCGCCCGCAGGCCAGCGGGAAGCCGCCGTTGGTGACGTCGCCTGGGCCGGCGGCGTCGGTCAGGTGCGTCGCGGACGGGGCCCGGAGGCCGCCCTCCTCGCGGCGCATCCGCCAGCGGACGGCCAGGGGCGCCTGGGCGGCGGTCATGACCAGGCCTCGACCTTCACGACCTTCGCGACCCGGGGGTTGGCGGCGAAGGTGGCGACCGCGAGCTCCTCGGTCTCGCCGCGCCGGACCTTGACGACGTCCTGGGCGACCAGGCCGTCCTCCCAGCCGAGCCAGCTGATCAGGAGGGAGGGCTGCTGCCGGCGGATCTTCCGGGGTGGGGTCGTCGGGCTACTCATGGCTGCAGTCTCCTCGGGTGTCGCAGGTCTCGGGGCGGGCCGGCCGGCCGGACCACCACTCGGTGCCTCCGGCGGGCTCGGGGTAGATGGCCCGCTCGTTGCAGCAGGCGGTGTAGCCGTCGCCGGCGCGGAGGGCCTCGAAGCCGACGTCCTGGGGGTCGGTCGACCCGCAGGCCTGGCAGTGGGTGGCGGTGATGTTCTTCATCGACCGGCCTGGGCGCGGAGCGCGTCGTGCTTCGCGTAGCCGAGGCGCTTGCGCTCGGCGAGCTGGGCCTGGGGGCCGGGGCCCAGGCGCCGGCGGTACTCGCGCTCGAGCTGGCGAGCGCGAGCGATGCTCTCGGGGGTGGGGGCGGTGTAGGCCGTGCTCATCGGTGTCTCCTGGGTGGCGGGGGTGGTTTCCATGCCCGCATCATGCGCGCGGGCGCGCACGTTGTCAAGCGAAATCGCGCACGAAGTGGTGCGCCGGCGCGCCGGCTCATCCTGGGGTCCGTCGGCCGGCCGCGGCCCGGAGGATGCCGACCTCCTCGAGCCCGCCGGCCGGCGTCCGGCGCAGGAGGACGCGCTGCCCGTCGAGCCGGAGCTCGTGGCCGCGCAGGCCCACGACCTTGAGGGTGTCCGGGTCGCCGACGTAGGCCTGGGCGGTGATGTAGGTCGCGCCCTTCGCCCCGGTCAGCAGCCAGGTGCCGTACCGGGGGCTGGGGCCCTCGAGCCGGTAGCGCCGGCCGCGCAGGGTGAGCTCCTCCTGGCCGGTCATCGGGGGCCCAGGACCGACCGGCCCTGCTCGAGCATCGCGGCCTGGGCGGCGACGTCCGGGTCGCCGTAGAGCTGGTCGAGCGCCCGGGCGGTCGCCCGGTCCGGGTCGGTCTCGTACTCCTCGAAGCCCTCGGCCAGCTCCTGGATCCGGGCGTCCCGCTCCTCGAGCTGCTCGGGGGTCGCCATCCAATCGTCGCTGGCCGCCATCATCGCGGCGTCCTGGGGGGAGAAGCCGTCGATGATGTCGACGACGTAGGCCTGGTCGGCCGGGCTCAGGACGCGCCCTGGGTCATCGTGGACCAGGGCCCGGCGGATCCTGGCCCGCTCGAGCTGGACGCCCTGCTCGATGAGCTCGGCGTGCGTCGGGCGGCCGGTCATCGCCGGCCCCCGATCAGGCGGTCGAGGTAGGCCTCCTGGATCTCGAGCTCGCCGTCGAAGTACTCGTGGGCCTCGAGGATGCCGTACCAGGCGGCCCGCTTCGCCGCGCTGAGCCGGGCGACCTTGCGGTCGATGCGGGCGACGCCGGCGCGCCGCTCCTCCCAGGCCGCCCGCTGGGCGGGCGTCATCTCGCGGGTCATGCCGGCACCGTGTAGGCCGCGATGGCGGCCTGGGCGCGCTCGAGGTTCGGTCGGGCCTGGGGCTCGACGTGGATCAGCGGGCGGCTGAGCGGTCCGCGGCTGGCGCCGCAGATGTCGCAGGGCCGGTTGTCGACGTCCTTGATGCCCCAGGGGTCGGCCTGGCGGGCTCCGCGGGCCGCGTTGTAGCTGGCGCGCCGGTCCGGCAGGTTGGCAGCGGTCAGGACGCGGGGCCGGTAGACGTGGGGCCGGTCCGCCGGGTTGGTGCTGGTGCTCATCGGTGGTCTCCTGGTGCGGTGTCGGTTGACGTCAGCATCATGCGCGCCCGCGCGCACGTTGTCAAGCGCCTGGGCGCACTTCGTGGTGCGTCGGCGCGCCGGGCTTTCTCAGTCGCCGATCAGGGTGATGCGCGGGTCCTCCGTCACGCCGGCCGGGAGGCAGTGGTGCCCGCAGAGCGGGTCGGTCGCCCTGGGCGGCGCGGTGAGGGTGACGCCGATCGGGATCAGCTCGAGGCCGGCCAGGACGAGGACCAGGCCGGCCAGGGCCTGGGCGGCGACCCGGGCGGCGGCGCTCATGGCCACATCCCGGCGGCGTCCCGCTCGGAGGCGCTCATCTCGTCCTCCTCGAGGCCGAGCTCGGCGGCTCGCACCCAGGCCGACTCGGCGTACTGCTCGGCGCGGTGGATCTCGGCGCGAGCCAGGGCGCAGGCCCCGCCTGGGTGGCCGCACTCCTCGGGGCAGGCCCCGGTGTCGTCGTGCTCCTGGGCGGCGGCGGTCATGCCACCACCTCCGCCGAGATCGTCGAGGAGGGGAGGCGGCTTATCCAGCGGAGGTCGCGGTTGCCGCTCCTCGTGCCGGTGTGCATCTTGATGCTCAGGATCCGGCCGCTCGTGCCGCGGCCGACCCAGGCGATCTCGCCGGTGTAGGTCCTGGGGCTCGGCCGCGAGCCTGGCCGGCGGCTCGAGGTTCGGAGGGTGACCCGGATGGTCATGCCGACCGCCAGGCCGTCGAAGTCCCACAGGTCGGTGTGGAGCACGCCGCCGATCGCGTCGTCGGTTCGGGGCAGGGGGGTGGCGGTCATGCGATCCCCCTGGCCGCGAGCTCGTCGCGTGCGTCCTGGGCGCTGACCTTGCAGCCACACTCGTGGTCGCTGCAGGCGCCGGCGTCGCCGATCATGTCCTCGAGCTCCTCGGTGGTCAGGTTGCTCATCGGTGGTCTCCTCGGTGCGGTGTCGGTTGACGTCAGCATCATGCGCGCCCGCGCGCACGTTGTCAAGCGGTAACCGCGAGGAAAGTGGTGCTCCGGCGCGCCAGGGTCAGCGGTGGCCGATATGCCAGTCGTCGCAGCTGGGGCAGCGGTAGGTGCCGAGCCGGCCGACCTCCTGGTCGCCCTGGGCGGCGAGCCGGCGGGCGTGGGCCCGGGCCAGGGGCCGCGTCGGCCAGCGCCGCTTGCCGGTCGTGGGGCAGGGCCCATCGGAGGGCTGCCGGTGGAGCGGGGTGCCCTTGCGCCGCTTCGAGCTCGTCGACCGGCTCACGAGCCCACCAGGGTGCCGCCGATGGCGGAGGCGTGGATGCCTGGCCGGCCGACCGGGTTGCCGCGGGTCGGGGCGGGGTGGCCGCCGCGGTGGATGACCATCTCGTCGCGGCTCCGGAAGCGCTCGGGGCAGCGGTCGCAGATGAACCACTCGAGGCCCTTGTGGAGGATGGGCGTGGGCGGCGCCGGCTCCGCGGTGGGGTGCGCCTCGCGCTCGTGTCGCGTCCGGCTGACGGCCTTGATGTCCGCCTGGCAGACGGGGCAGGTCCAGCGGGCTCCCAGCTCGGCGCGGTAGCCGTGGCGGTGCCGGCGGTGGACGCCCAGCGCCGAGGCCGTGGCGAACGAGCGGTCGCAGTCGGGGCAGGGAAGGGACGGGACAGCGGGCGCGCCCACAGCCGTGCGAGCTCCGGCTCCGGCCCGCTGTCCCGATTCAGTTGGAGCTGCCGCGGCGGTGGCCGTGGCCGGCTCCGCCGCGGGCTGATGCTCCTCATCGGCCACCAGGACCGATGCGCCCGCCGCCCGGTGCTCCTCCACCAGGGCGGCCAGCTCAGCCAGGGCCGACGCGCGCTCGGCGTCGGCCTCGTCGATGCGCTCCGCGATCTCGCGCAGGCGCTGGGGGATGCTCGTCATGAGGGCGCCAGTGTAGCCGTCGCGCGGCGATCGCCTCGACGTGTCGCCGTGGTGGTGCGCGACGGGTCCTCGCCCTGGAAGAAGAGCCAGGTGCGCCCGACGATGCCGCTGCCGGGGTAGAGGTCCTCGAGCGTGTCGCCCTGGGCGGCGCCCATCAGCTCGAACACCCAGGCCAGGTACTCGGGGCGCTTCATGCCGACGACGTTGCCTGGCAGGGTCGGCCGGCGTCGTGGCCGGGCGGTCTCGAGGACGTCCTGGATGGCGTGCGTCAGGATCCGCGCGCCGCGGGGCGCCGGCCGGTAGACGACGGGCTCCCAGGCGTTGAGGATGCCGGCGTGCGGGTGCGGCCGGCTGCCGCGTACCCAGGCCGCGACCCGGATCCCGCGGATGCCGAGCTCCTCCGCCTGGGCGCAGATGCGGGGGAGGGCCGCGGCGCTCGTGCTGAGCGCCCAGCCGTCGTACCGCTGCAGGCGCGACAGGAGCTCGCGGTGGTCGACCTCGCCGGCGTAGTCGGGGTGGTCGCCGTAGTAGCGGCGGCTCAGTCCGGGGTACGGGGGGTCGGCGTAGGCCAGCCTGGCCGGCCGGCGGTTGGCGATGAAGACGGTGCGGCCGATCCGGGCCCGGTGCGCCGCCTGCCGGCAGCGCTTCGAGCAGAACACGGCGTCGGCCCGGGCGGTCTCCGGGATGGGGGCGTCGTCCCAGCCGCAGGTCCTCACGGCCGGGCCTCCTGGGCTTCGCGGCGCAGCCACTCCCGCTCGCCGGCGACGCGGCGGACGAGCTCGTGCAGCCAGTGGCGGCTCGCGGGGCGGGCCTGCCGGAACCACTCGACGCCGTGGTTGAAGCGGCCCTCGAGGCCGTCGATCTCCCAGGCGACGGCCATCATGGCGTCGATGCGGCGCTCGAGGCCCCAGCCCCAGCGTCGCTGCTCCTGCTCCTCGACGGCCTGCCAGGCGGCGGCGTCCTGGCGGGCGAGCTCGCGCTCGGCGCGGACCAGGTCGCGGGCGATGGCGTCGAGCTCCTGGCGGGTCACAGCTTGCCCTCGCGCCGCAGCTGGTCGATCAGGTCCTGGGAGGCCTGGCCGGTCGTGGCGACCAGCCGGCGCCGCTGCTCCTCGGCTGCCGCGGCCGCCCGGCCGTGGATGTAGCCCTGGAGGTACTCGCGGGCCAGGTCGTCGTCGGCGAGCCAGCGGACGAACCGGCGCCAGGCCAGGCGGGCGGTCATCGCCCTTCTCGGGCCAGCCGGTCGAGCACGGCCTGGCCGACGCCGGCGTGGTCCTTCTCCGCCCGCTGGAGGGCGTAGCGGTCGCCGGTCTCGAGGTAGCGCACGCACATCGCGGCGACCTGGACGATCTCGGCGTGGAGCTCGATCTCCGGCCCGTCGTGGCGGATGAGTTCCCAGGCCTCCTCGAGCTCCTCGAGCGTGATGGCGTACCACTCGTGCCGGCCCCAGGGCTCGCGGCCGTGCTTGTCGTAGGCCAGCTGGAGCTCGAGCTCGATGAGGTCCAGGATCTCGTGCCGCTTCAGCGCGGTCGCGGTGAGGTCGGTCATGCCAGGTGTCCTGCTGCCACGTCGACGCGTCCGCGCCAGCGCTCGGCGTGGGCGTGCGTCCGGTCGGTCTCGCAGACGCGCTTCGGGTTGGGATAGACCAGGACCCAGCCGTCCTCGCCCGCCATCGACTCGAAGGCGCTGTTGCTGACGTCGACGCCGTCGAGCGTGACCTCGAGGAAGCGGTCGCCGAAGCGGACCGCGTGGTGTCCTTCGCCCTGGCGCTCCTCGTGCTCCGGGCTGGGGTGGGAGCAGAGCCAGCAGGGCTTCATGGCGTTGAGCTCCGTGCGCTCCGCCAGCTGGCCGCCTGGGGGCAGGTGGCGAAGTGGCTCCGCCCGTCCGGGTCGATCGGCATCCGCTTGCCGCGCGGGGTCTTGACCCACAGGATGAGCGCCTCGCAGCTCCGGCAGCGCCGCGACGTGACGTCCGGGACCATGCTGGCCGGCACCAGGAAGCGGTCGCCCTCCGCGGTGACGTGCTCCGTCATGCCGGGGTACGCCGGCTCGGGGGTCATGCCTCGACTCCGGCCGGCTCGAGCTCCGCCTCGCCGACGCTGAACGTCTGCCCGCGCTTCATGCCCTTCGGGGCTGGCCCTGGCACCTCGCCGATGACCGGCAGCTGCTGGGGCTCCTCCTGCTCGGGCGCGACCTCCTCGAGCTCGACCGGGTTGTCGCGGCTGCCGGGCTCGTCGGGGCGCCACGCGTCCGGATCGGGCGAGGGCTCGGCGGCGACCTCGGGCGCGATCGCGATCCCGCGCCGGCTGCCCGGGATCTTGATCAGGGCGCTGATGCCGATGTGCCGCGTGCCGTCGATGAGCTCCTCGAGCTCCGCGTTGACGCTCGTGACCTGGTGGGGCGTGACCTTCTCGAGGGCCTCCGCCACGCCGGCCGCGATGCGCGCCAGGTCGATCCGCTTGGGTGCAGTCATCGTGCTCCTCCTCGAGCTGCTACTCGCTTGGCAGCGGCGCTGCCTCCGCCATTGTGCTCCCAGCCGTCAGTCGTGATTGGCTCCGTCCGCGCCTCCGCGAGGTGCCGCCGGCACAGCCACTCGACCTCGAGCGGGCGGTCCCATCCTTCCGAGTGGTAGGCCTGGACGTCGGGGTCGCCGCAGCGCCAGCACGGCCGCCGCTGGATCCGGCCCGAGCGCAGGGCGTTGGCGACCGCGCGGCGGGCCCTGGCCCGCTGCCGCAGGTCGACCTCGGCCTCGGCTGAGCCGAGCCGGTTGTCCTCCGCTTCTCCGCCGTCCGTCCACAGGTTATCCACAGCCGCAGAGCCCCGATTCGTGCTCGGCGGGGCGGGTTGTCCACGCTGCCGCGTGACACCTACGGTGAAGATAGAACCTACGGGGGGTGGGGGGTCCGGGGGGCGGGGGGTTGGAATTCGCCTGGGCCCGCGGGCCCAGGCGGCGCGCGCCGGTCATCGCTGCCACCAGCGTCGGCGGCGGCGGACCTGGATGGCCATCCGGAGGAGCTCAGCGGCGAGGACGGCGGCGACGCGCGCCCGGTCGCGCTCCTCGCGCAGGCGCTCGGGGGCGACGTCGGCCAGGATGGCGCGCAGCCGGGCTGCCTCCTCCGAACGCGTCGCGTCAGGATCTCGTGGCGGGATCGTCATGGCTTCTTCGGCGCGTGGAACGGGTGCTGGCAGACTGGCAGCGCCTGGCCGGGTCGGTAGGCCCAGGGGCTCTCGCCGGGGCTCATGGCCCGTCCTGGGCGGCCCTGGGGGCATCCGCAGCGGGGGCAGCGCGGTCGCCTCACAGGGGGTCGACCTCCAGCTCGAGCCGCGGGGCGGTGTCCTGGGCGGCGTAGCGCTTCCGGATGGTCAGGTCGACGAGCTGGGCGTCGTCGGTGTACCACACGCCGATGAGGGCGTCGAAGACGGCCCGGGCCAGCTTGTCGAGGTCCGGCTTCGCCTCGGGGTAGGTCGGCGCTGAGTCGAGCAGGCCGCGGCTGCCGTAGTGGCCCTTCGGTCGGGGTAGCCACCAGGTGCCCTGGCCGCGCAGCGGCCCGGCCAGGAGGGCTCCTCCGCGGTCCTGGGCGACCTTCTGCGCGGCGTCGCGCACCGAGCCCTGCCAGTCGACCAGGGCCGGCCGGTTGTCCGGGACGACGGTGATGCCGCCGGCGTGTCGCGGGAAGGCGCGGCTCGAGCCCTTCGTCGCCGGCTTGCCGTAGACGGTGAGCTTCATGGCAGGGCGTCGAGCGCCAGGAGGATGGTGAGGGCGGCCTCGTTGTGGACTGTCACGGAGCGGCGTCCGATCCGCCGACAGGGCTCGGCCCCGCTGACCCGGCTTCTGGATCGGGCGCCGCTCCGCCTCCGGCCGACGCCGCTTGGACGGCCGGTGGCTCAATCTCGAGCGGGTCGGGCGGGACCTGGCCGGTGCGCGGATCCCGGGCGGCCTGCTCGGCAGTCGCCTGGGCGGCGCGGATGGTCGCGCGCTCGAGGGGCGACAGGTCGTAGTCGCCGGCGTGCAGCTTGACCAGGACGCGGGCCCAGGTGCGCCGGCCGGCCTCCGCCCAGCGGTCCTCCTCGAGCCCGGCCTCCTCGGCCAGGAAGCGGCGGGCCTCGGCCGGCGTGCGCCGGTGGGCCGCGGCGACCTCCTCGAGCTCCTGGAGGCGCTCCTCGATCTCGTCGGGGCCGTAGGGCGTGCCGTTCGGCCAGGCCGCGTCGACGATGGCGCTGGCGTAGCTCGGGGGGATGGAGCTCGGCTCGCCGATGCCGCCGCGCTGGATCGGGAGCAGCTCGTCGACCAGGGCCCGGGTGGTGCGCTCGTCCTCGAGCGCGTCCTCGTCGATGGTCTCGAGCGTGAGGTCCTGATGGAGCTCGTCGGCGACCAGCGCCCTGGGCGGCAGGTACTCGCCCTCCTCGAGCAGCGGGGGCTCCTCGAGGCGCCGCCATTGTCCGCCCAGGGCGAGCTGCATCCGGTCGGGGTCGCCGGGGAGCAGGTCCTGGGCGCGGAGCTGGGGGAGCTCGAGCACCGGGATCCCGTAGTCGTGGGGCTTCTCGCCTGGGCGGCGCGTCTGCCGCTGCTCGAGCCGGAGGACGCCCGGGACGTAGTGGCCGGCGTCGGTCGCGGCGGTGACGGCGCGCATGGTCGCCCCGAGCTCCCGGGCGGCGATGAGGCCGTGGGCCTCGAGGCGCCACACGCCCAGGTCCGGCAGGCGTGGCAGGATGAGCGCCAGGCGGGTGATGGGGCGGCAGGCCCGCTGGCGCTTCGCCTCCGCCAGGCGCTCGTCGACGTCGACGGGGCAGATGCAGGGGCGCTCGCCCTGGCGGTCGTAGTGGCCGTCGCATTGCCGCTCCCGGCCGGCCGCCGTCCATCGCTCCCACCATTGGCTGAACACCGAGCCGGGTGGGACCGCCACGTCGAGCTCGGCGGCCTCGGTGATGACCTCCCAGGCCGGCCCGGCCGGGCTCCGCCAGGGGCGTGCCGTCCCGCCGTAGACGCCGGCGGCCGCGCGGACGGCGGTCTCGGACGCCGACGTCAGGCGAAAGGTGACCAGGCTCCTGGGCGCGCCGTCGCCGTCGGCGCCGCGGCTGCCAGTCCGGATCCGCCCGATCTCCCGCCAGCTCGTGTCGAGGTCGGTGATGGGCATCAGTCAGCCGGCCCCAGCAGGCCCGCGGCCGACCGGCGCTCCCACTCGAGCCCGACGTACCAGCGGATCCGCTCGAGCTGCTCGTGGCCGACCGGGCGGCTGCCGGTGATGAAGCGGTTGAGGGTCGAGTAGCCGATCCCGATGTCCTCCGCCAGGCTGCGCGGGGCGCCGCGGCCGCATTCGGCGCAGGCCCCGCTCAGCTGACGGAGGCGGCGGCGGAGCTCCTCCTCCTCCGCCGGTGTCCTGGCGCGCGTCATCGCTGGCTCCCTGGGCGGATCCCGCATCGCTCATGCGGTAGGTCGAAGGCGACGACGTCGGGGCTGCAGCGGCATGGCTGGCCGCAGTCGGGGCAGCGCCAGTGGGCGGGGTCGGGGCGTCGCCCGACCCGGTTGGCGCGTCGGGTCTCCTCCAGGCGGAGGCGCTCCACGTTAGTCATCGGCCGGCTTCTCCCGGTAGGTCGCGTGCTGGTAGGTGACGCCGCGGGTCCGGATGTAGAGCGCCCGGTGCCCGCCGCTGATGAGCAGGATGCCGTCCGGCAGGCCGTCGGGCCCAGGGTAGACCGTGGGGCAGCGGTAGGTGCCGCCGTCCTGGGGGCCGCCCTCGAGCTGGAGGTCGAGGTGGGCCGCGGCCGCCTGGGGCTCGCGGTGGACGAAGTGGAAGCGCCCGTCGCGTAGGTCGCGCACCAGGGGCGCGCTCCAGTCCGGGCCGCTCATCGGATCCGCTCGACGTCGCCAGCCCACCAGTCGCGCGGTCGCCCGCAGCGGGGGCAGCGCCAGCCGCGGCCCTGGACGAGCCGGGGGGATCGGTGGCCGAGCAGCCAGCAGACGAAGAGCCGGCCGGCGACGCGGGCGGTCCTCCTCATGGCCGTGCCATCGCCAGCGCCAGGATGGCGAGGGCGGCCCAATCCCAGGCGGCGACGATGCAGACCGCGACGATGGTCGCGGAGCGGACGGCGCGCCTCATCGGCCCAGCCACTCCGGCTGGCCGCCGAACCAGCTGCCGGCGCCGACCGCCAGGGCCAGGGCCACGATGGCAAGAGCGACGACCGCCCAGGGTACGAGCGCGCTGAGGATCCTCATGGTGAGCTCCTTGTGTGACGGGGCGCGTGACTCGCGCCGCCTGCGGAGCCGGTCGACCGGGGGGAGAAGCCGGCCGGCTCCGCGGGGGGTGCGAGGGGGTTGCCGGTGTCGGGGGTCCAGGGGTTGTCGCCGAGCTCCTCGAAGCCGTGCCGCGCCAGGTAGCCGACCAGGGCCTCGCCGTCGGCGACGGTGACGGGGCGCTGGTAGTGGCGGTCGGCCTGGATCTGGAGGTGGTGGTCCTGGCAGCGCCGGCACCAGTGGCGCCGGCGACGGTGGCGGGCCAGGTTGCCGTGAGCGACCTGGGCACCGCACTCGGGGCAGGGTCGCGGGTCGGGTTGCGGCATCGGTGTCTCCTCCTGGCGGGACCGTACTCCTCCGGGCGAAGGTTGTCCAGCCCGTTTCGGCGTCGCCGCCGGCGGGCGCGACGGCTCCCGGGCCGGTCCTGGACGGCCCTCAGAATGTGCAAAAGCCCGGAAGGCTCGCCTGGGTATGCGGGTGCCACTTCGCAAAACGCGTGCCACACGGGCCGTCCTGCGGGCTCGTGGGCGATTGTTCGCCCGGCGATCGCTGGGCGAGGGTTGGCCGATGCACGAAAGCGCCGGAATTGTGGATAACTTCCGGGCGCTGAAACGGCCCCCGGGTGGGCACTCCCAGGGGCCGTTTCTCGGGGCCTGCCCCCGGCTCTAGTGCGGGACGCCGACGACGTCGTGGGTGGCCGCGGCCTCGTCAGCCGCTTTGCCGGCCTCGTGGTCCTGGGCCTCCGGGGTTGGCTCCAGGGAGGGCTTGGTGACGGCGGTCTCGACCGGGCTGACCTGGCCGCGGGTCAGGAGGGCCAGCACCGGGACGACCAGGGCGTTGACCGCGTTGACCTGCTCCGGGGTGAGGGTCAGGCCGTAGGCCGTGACCAGGGCCAGGATGGCCCCGACCGCGTAGGTGTAGATGCCGGGCTGGAGGGGTCTCGTCAGCCAGGCCATCGCCGCCGCCGCGATCGCGTTGACGACCACGATCCAGAGGCCGGCCTGGTCGGCCGTCAGGAAGCTGAAGCCCAGGGTCCCGGCCAGGCTGATGATGGCGACGATGGTCCCGATGACCAGCGCCGGCTCGCGTCCGAAGATCTTCACCGTCCGCTCCTTCTGCTAGGTGCCGGTGCAGGCGATCCGCAGGTCGCGGATGGCGCCGTCGGCGTTCCGTCGGTAGCGTCGCACGACGTGCCAGCCATAGCCGGTCACGCCGCAGACGTAGCTCTTGCCGGTCAGCCCGCCGGCCAGGGTGCGCCAGTAGGTCCGGCTGCCGCAGGTCGCCTTCGCGACCGGCGCCGAGCTGGGCCGGCTGAACGCGGCCCGGTAGGGTGTCAGCCCGCAGCTGGCGCTGACGGTGTAGAGCGTCATGGTGTAGGCGCCCTCGATGACGACGTAGTGGCCCAGGAAGGTCTCGCCCGTCGTCGTCGGGACCTCGATCTTGTCGACCGTCCGCCAGGCGCCGGCGCCCTTCGCGGCGATGTAGGTCGCCGGGATGTAGCAGTCGCCGCCGATCGGGCCCCAGGCCGTACCCCAGGTTTGGTCGGCCAGGAAGCCCAGGCCGTCGGTCCAGCCGATGAGGGCGATGAGGTGGCCGTTCTCGACGCCGCTCGGGGCCGGGACCTGGCCGTTGCTCTTGAGGTGCTCCCAGCTGGCCGGCCAGTGGAGCAGGACGACGACCGGGCCGAAGGCCATGATGGCCGCCTTGAGCTCGTTGGCGTCGAGGAAGTTGACGCCGTAGTAGGCGAGGATCTTGTGGCGCCAGGCGTTGGCTCCGCCCTGCTCGGGGTAGCCGTAGGCGACCTCGCGCTTCAGCCCGGCGGTGGGGCTGGCGCCCGAGCTCGTGCCGCCGATCAGGTAGAACTGCCGCGCCTGGTCCGGGTCGAAGAACCAGCCCAGGTCGCGGTGGTCCTCCCAGGCCTTGACCTGGCCCTCGGCGTAGGTGACACATTGCGGGGTGGCGCCCTGGTTGACCTTCGGTGGCCGGCTGGGGATCCGGTAGCTCGTCGGGAACGCGGCGGCCAGCTCCTCGGGGCTGCCCAGGGCGGCGAGCTCGTCGGCGATCTGGAAGTCGCGGGGGTCGAGCGGCTCGATGACCGCGCCCTTGCCGAAGGCCGGCGGGGCGTCGGGGGCGATGAGGGGTGGCATCAGTCGTCGCCGGCTTCGCCGCGGCACTGCTTGCAGCGGGTCTCGAGGCGCCTGGCAACGAACTCGCGCAGCGTGCCGTGGGCCGTCTGCAGGCGTAGCTCGCGCCCGCAGCGCATGACGAGCCGGTCGGTGATCTCGCTCTCGACGTAGTGGGCCTGGCCGTACTCTCGCTGGACGGGCTGGTCGGGTGCGGTGTGGATCCGAATGACCCAGCTGCCGATCATGGTCTCCTCCTCCTCGTGGGCCCCCATCTTAGGGTGTCCGGTCGCGGTCAGTGGGGCCGCTCCGGTTGACGGCGCGCTCGATCCACCAGGGCCCGACCAGGACGCCGAGCAGGATCCCGCCGGTGACCGGGCGGAGCCAGTCGGGTGGCAGGTGGCCGGTGACGAAGCGCCAAACGGTCAGCCCGAGCAGGTAGATGGCTGCTCCGGTGACGAGGCCCAGGTAGCCGGTGATGGCCCGGGCGAGGCGGTCGTTGGCGGTGCTGACCCGCACGGCCTCGACCAGGCGGAAGGTCCCGCGGATGGACAGCGGCAGGCCGACCAGCAGGAGGGCCGCGGTCTCGAGGCCAAGCAGAACGTCGATGAGGGTGGCGCCGGCATCGAGCGCCGCGCTGGATCCGAGAGCTCCGGCCGCCAGGCCGGCGGCGACGAGCAGCCGCTTCATATTCCCCTCCGCTCCGGTGTGTGGTCCTGGGCCGGGCTCGGCCCGCGTCGCTCGAGGGCCTTGCTTGCGTTGCGGAACGCTCGCAGGACCCGCTCCTTCTTCTCGAGGAGGCGGTCGCGCTCGTCGAGCGCGGCGGTCAGGTGCTCCTCGGGCTCCGGTGCCGCCGGGGTCGGCTCCGCTCCCCTCAGCCAGCGCCGCAGCCTATCGCGCACTCGACCTCCTCCGCCTGGTGGGCGGGCGGTCGGTAACGAGGTCGGTCGCGTCGAGGACCGCGTCGGTCAGATCCCGGATCGCCTCATTGCCGGCCGTGATGCTGGCAGTGTAGCGGTCGGTCAGCTCGGTGTTCCTGGCTCGCTCGTAGTTGCGCTCCTCGACCAGCTGCTGGCGCTGCTGCCGCAGGTCGAGCACCCACAGGAAGAGGGCGACGATGCAGCCGCCGGCGCCGGTCAGCCAGGGGAGGAGCTCGCCGGTCATCGGTCGTCGAGGTCCGCGGATGGTCGTGCCCTGGGCTCGTCGCCGATGCGGGCGTGATTCGTCCGGCCGAAGTAGAAGCCGACGACCAGGTTCGCCAGGCTGGCGAGCATGACCAGGCCGATCTGCCGCACGTCGGCCTGGGGGCCGAGGGCGAGGTTGGCCGCGACGTAGAGGGCGGTCTCCACGACCGAGACGGCCAGGACGCCCTGGGTGACCTCCCACACGGTGTTGATGCGACGCTGGCCGGCGGTCCGCTTGGCGAGCTGATCGCGGCTGGCCGCGGTGCCGAGGTCCTCCTCGGAGGTCGTTGTGGGGGGGCGTGAGGCGTCCATCGCGGCCATCCTAAATCCTCAGCCGTGGGTCGGGGTGTCCAGGATGAGAATGGCCCGAGCCGTCTCGCCGGGCTGATCGTTCTCACCGATGCGCTGGGCGCACTCCGCGAAGATCTGGCCGAACTTCACGGCCATCGGGACGCCGACGAGGGCGATCCCGAGGATGCCCCAGGTGCAGGCGGACCCAACGGTGACACTGCCGCCGTTGATCGTGGTCCCTGCTGGGATGATCGCGTCTTGGTAGCTCATCTGGGTGATGCCGCTGCCGTTAGAGATGGAGGCGTCCGCGTGGTTGGCCCAGGTCCCGCCGCTCTGCCCGGTCATGGTACCCACCGCCTGAGCCACGGAACTGATGATGAAGTTGACCGCCAGCCGATCGACTGACCCCGCTGATGCGGTGACTCCGACATCGTTGATCGTCGTCGTCGCGCCGGCGTCGGAGGCTGAGGCAATGCTGGCGACGTCCCAGCGGGTGGTCGGATCGGCGTTCTTGAAGAGCATGATGCGAACGCAGCGTTGGCCGCCGGTGGAGCCGCTGATGCTGACCGCTACGCTGCCGCTCTCGGTGCCGGTGGCCGTCTTGGTCAGGAAGTAGCAGCGGACGCCCGCTCCGTTGAAGTCGGCCAGGGCGGCGAAGCCCGAGGCGGTGACGGTCCGCCCAGCCGGGGCGCGGACGGCGAGGACCAGCAGGTCGCCGGCGTCGATGTTGGTCGGGAAGGCGGCGTTGACTGGCGAGCCGGTGCCGTTGTTGAGGGCGCCCACGGCACCTCCCGAGGTGGGCGCGTTGGGCGTGTCGTCGCCGCTGTTCTGGATGCCTAGCTCGAGCTGGTTGACTTCTGTCGAGAGCCAGCGAGCGCCGGTGTCGGGGTTGAGGTTCAGGCGTTCCTCGTAATCGCGCGCCCAGGAGCTCGTCGGCGCGACCTCCACGCCGAGGTACTCGGCGTCGCCGTCCTCGCGGAAGACCCGGTAGAGCGGCTTGTAGGCGGGGGTCGCCATGTTGGGGTCGCGGCGCGCGACGATGTAGGACTTGAGCGCGACAACGGTGTCGCTGGTGGGCAGGTTGTCGAAGCCGTAGCTGTCCTCGTCCCCCGTCGTACGACTTTCATTGAAGTCCTGCCCGTTGAAGCCGGGGTGCTCGTCTACATTCTGGTAGTGGGTCGCGCTGCCCTTCGGGTCGAAGTCGTTGTTGTCGCCGACCGCGTTGGGGAAGAGGCACGAGATCTTCAGCCCGCCCGGACCGCCTAGGAAGCCGGTGCAGCCGTCCCCCTCGTCCACGCTGTCGCAGACGTAGATGTCGTCAGTGTTGAAGCCATAGTTGCTCCGCTGGGTCAGCACGCCCATCAGGAAGCGATCCGGCACGCCGGTCCCGCCGTTCCGGGTGTCTGCGCTGGCGCTCGAGACCTCCGTGACGCCGTTGATGCGGAGCTCGTAGGTGCCGCCCGAGTCGGCGATCTTCGCTTGGAACTCGATGTAGTAGGCCGTGCCCTGCGAGAGGTGGGTGGTGCCGGTCGCCAGCGTGGTCCCATTCCGCATGACGCGCAGGACGTGGTAGTTGCTCGCGGTCGTCGGGACGACTCGGACCTCCGCGTGGACGGTTGCGCCCTCTCTAATCTGGAGCCACTCGGTCACGCCGTCGCCATCCGGCTCGTCGGTCACTTTCAGCCAGGCGCCGATCGTCCAGGTCGTGTCGCCGCCGCCGATGAGTTTCTGGACGTGCTTCGCGCCGGCGTTGGAGCCGCCGGCCCAGCGCATCCCGGTCGAGCCGTCGATGGCGGACCCTTGGAGGAAGATGGCGGTGTTAGCGACCGCCTCGTAGCGGTCCTCTAGGACGGTCTCCCAATCGAAGGAGTCGAGGAACCGGAGGGCCATCTTTTTTAATCCCTCGTGAACTGGAGGGAGAGCGTCGCGCGGGTGATCGTGGCGACGCTGTCGATGTTGACCCGGATGATGTCGCCGGCGGTGCAGGACTCGCCGCTCCAGTCGGTGATCGCGAGGTCCTGCGCCTTCGTGCCGCTGGCCGTGATCTCGGGCTCGTGGGCGTTGGTGATCGAGTCAGCGTTGTCCGGCGGGAAGTTGGTGTAGGTGTCCTTCCAGAGGTCGATCTTGATGGCCCCCGACAGGTTGGCGAGCAGGGTCCAGCCGGTGAAGGTCAGGTCGAACGGGATCTCGATGTCGAGCTTGATGCCGACAGTGAGGACGAGGCCGGCCCCGTCCAAGACGATCTCGATGGACCCGGTCTGGTCCGCGGCGAGGGCGTACTGGGGGTGATCGTTGTCGCCCAGGCCGCCCAGCGTGCCGTGGTCCAGTTCGCTCTCATCGACGGCGATGTTGGCCTCGCCGGCGGGGCTGCTGGTGACGTCGAGGCCGTGGCCGAAGTCGAGCGTCGACGCCGTCGCCTCGACCGTCGTGTCGCCCTCCTGGACGATGAGCGCCGTGGCTCCGCCGCCTCCGCCTCCGCCGATGACCCGCCAGCGGGTCGAAGCCAGGTCGTAGACGAGGACCGCGGTGCTGTCCTTCTGGAGCGTCATGTCGGCGTCGTTGGGGCACAGCAGGCGGTTCGCCGCGGTGCTCGTCGCGTCGTGCTTCAGCACCAGGTCGAAGGCGCCGACGTTGGCGAGGACCAGCGCCTGGTAGCCGGTCGCCGGCGCGGCGATGCCGGTCAGGTTCCTCGAGGCGTCGGTGCTCGCCCGGATGACGTCGGCGGTCGCCAGGTCGGTCGGGCTCCAGTTGTCGGTGTTCGCCGTCAGCTGGGCCGGGCTGATGACGTTGCGGACGAGAAGAGCACCGGATTTGGAGGTGTGCGCCGCGCCCTCGAGCGCGTGCTCCTCGGTCTCGAGTAGGGTGCTCCCGCCGGCGCCGATGGTGGTCTCGAGAGCCGCCTCTGCCCGGTTGAGACGCTTGATCTCCTTGACGGTGTAGGTCCGCTTGCTGCCCATCAGCCGCTCACCACGATCGCGCAGCCCAGCCAGACGCGGCTGACGTTGAGGTCCCAGGTCGCCGGGTCCTCCGCCACCAGGTGGCCGCCGCCCCAGCCGACGTCGATCTGACCGCCGCCGGCCCCGCTGCCGGCCAGGCGGAAGTCGATGCTCTGGCCCGACGTCGGATCCGGCTGGGGGTAGGTGCCATTGAAGTACCAGCCCACGCAGTCGAGCACCAGGTCGCTGGCGCCGGCCCCGGTGGCGATGCTGCTCCCGGTCCCGCTGCCGTCATCGAAGACGACGTACTCGGTCGTGGCTCCCACGACGCGCCAGGCGCCCCAGCAGGCCTCGGCTCCGGTGAGGCCTGAGATGTTGACCCGCCCCACGGAGCTCGGGGTGGGGTTGTCGATCTTCCAGACGGTCAGATACCAGGTGTGCCCGCCCGTCGTCAGCTCGGTCTCGTCGATCTTCGTGAAGGGCTCCTGGGTGCCGGTGAACAGCCCGCCTGGCGCCCACTTCGCAACCTGGCCGGCGGCGCCCTTCGTGATGTCGAAGATGACCGCGTAGAGGGTGTCGCCGCTTGAGACCGTGCCGACGTTGCTCGCGCCGGTGGTGCCGAAGGTGCGCGACCCACTCGCCTGGGCTGAGCTGGGCGCCCCTGGGGCGTCCGGCAGCGGGACGTCGCCTGGGCCGGCGTAGCTGCTCGTCCAGGGCACCAGGCTGAGGGTGCCCAGGTAGGTGTCGTTCTGGAGCGAGCGGTAGGTGTCGACCTGGAACTCGCCGTCGATGACCGAGAGCGGGTCGATGATCCGGACCATGTCGCCCTTCTCGAGCGCCGGGTTGCCGATGATGCCGACGTCGAGGACGTTGCGGAACTGGTCGAGCTTGTCGAGCCGGCGGACGGCCGCCTCGGTCGCCTGGGCGTAGCTCGTGATCATCTTCAGGTCGATCCGGAGGCGCCGGATCTGGCGGCCGGTGTCGAGCTCCGTCCCGAGGAGGACCTCGAGCTCGTCGTTGACGGCCTCGACGCTGACGTCGTTGGTGACCGGCTCCTTCAGCGTGTACTTGTAGACGAGGCTCAGCCCGCCGCTGCAGGCGTAGAGCTCGGTGTGGGTGTCCGTGTCGACGTCGCCGCCGAGGCTCTTGGTGCCGCTGAAATGCAGGGTCCGGACGATGACCGTCGGGGCGCTCGTGTCGACCTGGAGCATGGTCGCCTCGGCGTAGAAGCTGAGGAACAGGTCGGTGCCGTCGATGGCCACGCCGATCGGCTGGGTATGGCCGGCCAGGGCGTAGTTGGCGATCTCCGAGCCGTCGGTCTTGCTCAGCTTGTGGACCTTGCCGGTGCTGAAGTTGGTCGCCCAGATCGCGTCGTCGCCGACCTTCATGTCGGTCCAGCGCTGATTCGCCAGGGTGAAGGTGGCGAGCACGCTGTTGTCGCTCTTGAGGTGCTTCCGGATCTTGTTGTTGACCGACGAGCCGCCGGCGATCCAGGGGGTGTCGAAGGTCCAGTAGATGGTCGCGTCGTCGGGGTCTCCGCTCAGCCCGTTGAGGTAGGTGATGACGCCGCTCAGGTTCCTCGAGCTGACGATGGTCGCGTCCTCGCCCTGGGTGATGCGGTAGATCTTGCGGAGCGGGCCGTCCGCCACGTTGAGGTGGGTCGGGTCGCCCGGCTCGTACCACACGCCGGTCGGATTCTTGATGACGTTGGTGTGCCAGAGCTCGGTCCACGCGTCCTTCAGCGTGGTGTAGGGCCCCGTCGCCCGGACGCGGGTCTTGGTCTCGTAGTCGTCGCGGACCGGGTCGAGCGCCAGGATGTCCTCGCCGGTCCGGAAGGTGTAGACCGGCGTGGGCGGGTCGTCGGTGGTCGAGTCGGCCAGGCCGTCGGGCTGGAATTTGAAGATGCCGAGCTCGTCGGCGAAGGCGTTGAACGCGACCGGCTCGGCGAGCTCGCTGATGGCGTCGGCGTAGCTCGCTCCGTCGCGGGCCAGGTACTCGTCGACCACGAAGTTTGTCGGCTGGATGGCGCGCTGGCCCAGGGGGTAGCCGGCCCTCGTCAGCAGGTCCTTGACGATCTCGCTGATCTCCATGTTGAGGTAGACGCCGTTGGCCGGCGTCCTCACGGCGCCGGTCTCGTCGGCCTTCTGCGGAGCGGTGACCAGGATGTCCTGGACGAGCAGTGGCTTCGTCCAGTCGCGGCCGATGATGGTCACGGTCCGGTTGTCGCGGTGCTCGGCGACCTTGTCGATGAAGCCGGTGAAGGTCGTCTTGGCGTTCTCCTCCTCGCCGTACCATTGCTCGGCGGTGAAGAGCGCGTTCTCCGGGAAGGCGTCCTCGCTGAGCCCGACCTCGCCGGCCTCGTTGGTGAAGACGGCGGTCAGCTGCGAGGCGAAGGCCTGGAGCGAGTGGTCGATGCTGATGCTCGTGGGGTAGTAGATCTGGCCGGCCAGCCGGATCCGGCCGTGGTGCGCGGTGGCTCCGGCCTGGAGGTGGCTCTTGAGGATCTCGGCCAGGGCCGGGGTGATGGTCTGCACGGCGGCTGGGCCTAGCTCCCGCTCGCCGCGGCGTCGGCCTCGATGAGCTGGATGGTGAGCTGGTAGAACCAGGGGCGCGCGCGGTCGACCTGGAGGTCCATGACCACGGCGCTCCGGGTGTCCGTGTCCTCCGCGTAGGTCACGGCCTCCTTGCTCTCGTTGTAGCCGTCGAGGATGGCGAGGTCATCGGTGTCGGTCAGCCAGGCCGCGATGGTCGCCCGCCGGCGCGGGGAGGCGCCGGCCTGGATGGTCTCGTTGTTCGTCGTGGTGCCGTCCGACAGGATCTTGACCGCCGTGGCGAACGGCGGGAGGTCCCAGCCGCCGTGGCGCTGGACGTGGAGCTCGACGCTGCCGAGGGTGATGACGCTCATCTCAGCCGATCCCTGGCCGGGCCGGGAAGCGCGAGGACTCCTCCTGGATCCCGTTGCCGACGATGTCGAGGATGTCCTGGGCGAAGCCGCGTGCGGCCGCCGGGCTCACGTCGTCGCCGATGCCGTTGAGCTCCATATGCTGGATCGTCACTTGCGTCGTGCCTCCTGCCGGTGGGCGCTGGGAGCCCAGGAGCGGGCCGCTGCCGCCCGCGGCGGCTGCCGCCAGGGTCGGAGCCCCGGTGCCCGGGATGAAAGCCGCCAGGGCCGGCTGGATGGATCCGGCGCGCAGCGTGGCGGTGAAGGCGTCGACCCAGGACTGCGCGGCGCGCTCCGCGCCGATGTCCAGGTCCTTGAGCGGTCCCTCCGGCGGCGGGCTGTTGCCGACCAGCAGCTGCTTCAGCCCGTCGAGCCAGCCGGTCGCCTGGCTGTAGCCCGTCGTGGCGAAGCCGTTGAGCCAGCTGAACGCGGCTCGTCGGCCGGCGCCGAAGAGGTTGAGCTCCATCTCCGTCTGGATGGCGGTCCGCGTCCGGCGCGCCGCGCCTGGGGCGTCGGCGTCGCCCATGCCGTCGATGTAGTCGGCGAGCCCGTCGTAGCCCATCTGCCGGGCGAAGTCGCCCAGGTCCAGGTGCGAGCCGACCGAGTCGTGGATCCGCTTGATGGCGTCGACCATCAGCCCGAGGTTCTTCTCGATGCCCTCCTTCAGCGCCGGCGGGATCCCTTCGCCCGTCGTCAGCGCCGCCGGCGCCAGGATGTTCAGGCTCGTGATGACGGCGTCGAGCGAGTCGAGCAGCGCCACGTCGAGCTCGGTCGAGCCCTTCTTGAAGCCCGACGTGACGTCCTTGCCGGCCAGGATGGCCTCGCCCTCGGCGATCGCCTTCGCGTCGGTGACGGCCCCGGCGATGGCGTCGGTGATGGCCTTTCGGATCCCATCGAGGTCGTCGATGCTGCCCAGGATTGCGTCGGCCAGGCCCCTCGGGACCTTCGCCGCCTCCGCCTCCGCGCGGGCCTTCGCGTCCGACATGGCGTGCGGTAGCTCGTCGGCGAGGACCTGGGCCGAGCCGGCGAAGATGGTCGACCCGTCCTCGAGCACAGCGGCGAAGCCCGCGGCGCTCGCGCTCACCACGGCGTTCGCCTCCTCGGCCGCCTTCTGGAGCTCCTCGGGGATCTCGGCCGCCCAGGTCGCCAGGGCCCGGTCTCGGGCCGAGGTGCCGTCCATCCAGCCGCTCATCCAGCCATCGCTGACCGCGGTCCCGGCCGCGGCGCCGGCGGCCGCCTGCTCGAGCGAGGTCCCGAGCAGCCAGTCGAACGGGAGCGACGGCCCCTTTGTATTCCTCGCCTGCTCCTCCTGCTTCTCCCGGATGAACTCGAAGATGGCCGGGATCCCAAGCAGGGCGCCCTGCCAGGCGAGCTTGATCGCCGTCGCCGAGGCCACGCCCTCCGCCGCTGCCAGGCGGAAGGCCCCGACGAGCCGGATGGCGAGGATGGCCACCAGGGCCGGCACGGCCAGCTTGGCGACGTTCAGCACGGCTCCGCTGATGTCGACGATGATCGGCAGCGTGTCGCGCAGGGCGGGGATGACGTCGTCGCGCAGGGCCTGCATGACGGCGGTCAGGGCCGGCAGCAGGAGGTTGCCGAGGTCCTCCTGGAACTTCTCCCACTCCGCCGCGGCGCCGGCGGCGGCGCCCTCCTCGGTCTTACCGAAGGCCTCGGCCTGGCCGGCCACGCGGCGCTGGACCAGGCCGAGCGCCTCGATGCCGGTCGTGCCCGCCTCGACCTGGATGCCGAGCCGCTTGAGGGCGATGAAGTTGCCGTTGTAGGCCTTGCCCAGGATGACCGAGGCGGCGGCCAGGTCCATGTGCTTGAGGCGAGCCAGGTCCATCGCCGTGCGCTGGATGTCGAGCGCCGCGGTGCTGTCCTTCGTCATGGCCACCAGGACCGCGAGCGACTCGGCCTGCTCGTTGTCCGTGAAGCCCAGCCGGAGCCGGGCGTCGATGACGCGGTTGATCGACTCGAGGTTGCCGTCGTAGGCGGCCACGTTGGCGCGCAGGGCGGTCTGAAGCGCTGACTGCGCGACCTGCTCCTCCTTCGCCGCGTCGATCGCGTCGCCGAAGGCCTCGACCGCCGAGTGGATGCCCCGCTCGAGCAGCCCGAACAGGCTGATGCCGGCGCCGATGCCGAGCCCCTTCATCGCTGCCCCGAAGAGGCCGGGCTTCTTGATCAGCGTGTCGAATTTGGAGCTGAGCCCGGTGACGCTCGTGCCGGCTCCGCGGACGGCCTGGTCGAAGCCGCCGCGGTCCAGCCGCAGGACGGAGTAGAGCTCGCCGACCTTGACGCCGCTACCAGCCATGCCGTGCCCCTAGTGCTTCTGTTCGCGCCGTCGCCTGGTGCTCCGCCGGTTGCCGAAGAGCGTCTGGAACGCCGCGTTTATCTCCGCCGGGTCGCTGATCTCCCGGGGCTCGTCGCGCTTGCGAAGGGCCCGCAGGTGGGTCCGTTGTACCACGCCCGAAAGCGGCCCGAGCCCCCGCAGCAGCGTTGCGAATCTCCTCCAGCTCATCGACCCGAGCTCGAGCCGCAGGTCGATGCTGTATTCGCGTTGGAAGTCGGCCTCGACGTCGGCCCAATCCTCGACTAGGTCGAAGCCTTCTGCGCTCTGCGGGTCGCCCGGTTTGGGCGGGCGGTCTCCTCGGGGGCTCCGCCGCTCGTTGCTCCCAGGGCTGCCATGACCACGCGGCCGATGGCCGAGCTCCCCATCGGGAGCCCATCCGCGCCGCGGCTGGCGAGGATCTCGCGGAAGGCCTCGGGTCCGAAGAGCGCGTCGCCGATGGCGACGAGCTGCTCGACCTGGGCCTCCGCCTGGAAGGGGTCTCGTTTCTTGCCCTTGCGGTCCTGGGGCTGGTGTCGCAGTCGAACGGCGTCGAGCACGACCGTGGCCGGGACCTCGTGGGGGAGGGGGTAGTCCTTGCCTCGGAAGCGGAAGAGCAGCGGCTCAGCGGGGTCGCCGCTGGCCGCTGCTCGCTCGCGCTCGAAGGCATCGTAATCGATGGTCGGCATCGCTCCTCCTTAGCCGTCCTGGATCCCGCTACGGAGCGGGGGTGATGGCGCCGCTGACCGTGAGCTTCGCGCCCCAGGCCGCCGGGTCGTTGTGCCCTCCGCCCAGGCGGGTGACCTCGACGTTGGCGCCGAAGTTGAGCTCGAGGCCGCCCGGGGTTGTGATCCGGAACGTGCCGACCGAGGCGACGCTGATCTCGTCGCCCAGGACCTCGACGATCTCCTGGCCGGGGTCTCGGTCGCCGTTGGCGACGTCCTCCATCCGGAAGCCGCTCAGGGTGAACTCGTCGCCCCGCTCGGCCATGAGCGACTCCATCCGTCCGGCGGATGCGAAGTCGGTGGTGTTCGCCAGGGTGCTCGACGGCGAGTGGGTCAAGGACTCGACGCCCTTGATCTCGACGTAGTCGCCGCCCGAGGCTGGATCGAGGACCTCGATGAGGAGGTCTCGTGCGAGGAATTTGGTGACCGTCATGGGTGCCGGTGCCTCCTCTTAGCTGGGCCACTCGGCCCGCATTGTGTCGGCCTCCGCGAGGTTGATCTCGCGGTCCGATGTCTCTATGGCCTCCTCGAGCCAGTGTCCCGAGCGCCCCTGCTGGAAGGTCCACTCCGGGTGGGCGTGGACGTAGCGCGCGTGCTCCGCACTATAAACCACGGCGGCGCCGCCCTCGCGCCGGTCGACGTGCCCGCTGGCCTCGAGCGCGCCGGTGTCTTTCGGGACGCGCCGGTTGGCGGCGTTGAGCAGGACCTGGGCGCCCCGGAGCTCGGCCTCCTCCGCGGCGTGCTCGATCTGCGCCAGGGCGTGCTCGGGGTGCCAGGAGTTGCGGACGGTCATCGCAGCCACCACAGGCCGAGGTGCTTCGCCGGGTCGCGGGTGACGGCCGGGTCGGCGTAGTCGTAGCCGTCGGGGATGAGCTTCATGGGCGCCGGCAGGCTGAACGGGTGGGCGGTCAGGTCGGGGCTGTACCACTCGCCGGCGGCGACGTCGACGTTGCTGCCGCCGACGTAGGTCGATGCCAGCAGCCAGGTCGAGCCGCTCCTCCGGATGGCTCCCAGCAGAGCCAGGCCGTCCTCGAGGCTCAGGTGCTGGATGGCGTCGCGGCAGATGACCAGGTCGGCGGTGGGGCATCCCAGGCGCACGTCGGCGACCTCGTAGTCGCGGTCCGGGTGGTTGCGCCTGGCCGCCTGGATGGCGCTCGGTGCGACGTCGAGCCCCAGGTAGCCGGGGAGGTCCGGCTGCCACAGGCCCTCGCCGCAGGCGGCGTCGACGACGGTCTCGATCTCGAGGTCGCCGACGAGCTGGAGGATGGCTGCGCTGATGGCGCTCGTCGCGGCCGTCCCGGATCCTGGGCCCGAGCGGGTCTCGATGCCGTTCCACAGGTTGCCCCGGTAGATCGACTCGAAGGGCCGCTCGAGCGGGCCTCCTCGGGCCAGGGGTCGCGCCGGCGACACGCGACGCGTCGCGTCAGGATCCTGCGTCGTCATGCCGTCATGTCCTTCTTGCCGTCCTTGTCGAGCCAGCTGCCGGCCCAGTGGTGGGCGAGGAACGACCAGGGCTGCTCGGTCTTGTGGTCGCGCCGGCGGAGGTGCTTCTGCTTGTAGTGGTAGGGGTAGAACGTCCCGGGCGGGAGCACGAGCACGTCGGGCCGGCCTGGCAGGACCTCGGTGGTCACACCGGCGCCCGACTCCCAGGTGCCCTGGGGCAGGCGCTCGATGGCGAGGTCGAGGCAGCGGCGGATGGCGGGATGCTCGGGCTCCGCGCCCAGGACCGCGTCCGGCACGCAGTTGGCGTCCTCCCAGGCGGCGAAGGCGTGGAGGGCCAGCAGCGGCTCGAGCGAGCGGTAGGGCTCGACGTCCTGGTCGACGTAGACGCCGCCGAAGCGGTAGAGCGCCTCGAGCCGGACCAGGCCGGCCAGCTGGGCGCCCGTCCGGCACTTCGACCAGTGGGGCGAGGTGATCGGCCATTGGCTCGGCTTCAGCGGGTCGCGGTGGGTCATGAGCTGCCAGTCGGGGTGGAGCTCCTCGAACTCGAGCCACCAGGCCTCCGACTCCGGCGGGCTGGTCTCCGGGACGACCCGGTGCAGGATGCGCGGGATCCGCTCCTCCGCCCGGACGACCGGGGGTCGCATCTCCTCGCCGCGCTGGAGGGCCCGCATCGCGTCGCGGTCGCCCAGGGCGGCGTGGTAGGCCTCGGCCCGCCGGCGGTTGGCGCGGAACGACGGGGTGCCTGGCCGGCCCTCCTGGGCGGTCGGGTGGAAGAGGTGCCAGAGCTCGCCCTCGATGGTGGTCATGCTCGCTCCGCCGAAGGTCTCGCAGGCCGCGGCGAACGCGTTGTCCTCGAAGCCCCAGCCCTCGAAGCGCTCGTCGAAGCCGCCGACCTGGTCCCACAGCCGGCGGGGGATGGCGACGCACGAGCTGCACATCTCGGTGTAGGTCCTGGCGATGTAGCGGGTCCAGCTGCCGCGGTCGCCGGCCATGATGCGGCGGGTGCCGGGCTGGTTGAGGTTGTGGCGCCGGCTGAACGGGAGGATGAGCCGGTTGCCCTCCTTCGCCGCCTGGGCGATCGCCTCGCGGACGCGGTCGGGGTTGCAGATGACGTCGGCGTCGATGATGAGCGCGACGTCCCAGGGGCCGGCGGCGGTCGCCGCCGCGGCGGCCGCGTTGCAGGCCGCCGAGCGGTTGAAGAGGCCCTTCTCGTGGTGCCCTTCGTAGATGGCGAGCTCGGGGAGCTCGCGCTCCCACCAGGCCTTGACCCAGGCCCACACGCGGTCCCGGTAGCCGCGGTCGCGGCGGCGCGGGACGAGGATGACGGCGGTGGGTTGGCGGCTCATCGGGGCCACTCTACAGCGCCCAGGAATGTGCAAAAGCCCGGAACGGTCGCCTGGGTATGCGGGTGCCACTTCGCAAAAGCGGTGGCACACGGGCCGTCCTGCGGGCTCACAGGGCCAACCTTCGCCCGGCGATCGCCAGCTCGGGCTGGCCGCTGCTCAAATGCGCCGGAATTGTGGATAACTTTCGGGGCTCCGCGGCCCACTCTTGGAGGGCCTGCGCGGCCCGCTGAGCGCCTCCGGACCGCCAGCGGTAGACGTGCGCCAGGGCCTCGTCGCGGGCCCGGCGCTGGGCCGGCGCGTCCTCGAGCGCAGCGGTCACGGCGGCGGCCAGATCGCCCGGCTCGTCGACCTGGACGCCGACTCCGGCGGCCTCCCAAAAGCGCAGGCCGTGGTCGATGCGCCGGTCGTACCAGGGCGGGTTGAGGACGACGACCGGGCGGTCGGTGGCGGCGAACGCGAAGAGGGCGCTGGTGTTGTCAGCCACCAGGACGTCGGCCCGCCGGCAGACGTCGTCGAAGCCGCGGACGACCTCGATCCCGGCCCGCCGGTACCAGGGCGCCAGCTGCTCGATGATGCGCGGGTGGCCGTGGCCCAGGACCTCGCGGGTCTCCGCCAGCCGGCCGAGCTCCGCCCGGATCCAGCGGAAGGCCGTCCGGGTCTCCGGCGCCAGGATGAGGTCGAAGTGGAACGCGAACGCGACGACCGGCCCGGATCCATCCTGGCGCCGCGGCAGGGTGTCGAGCAGCGGGGATCCCACGACCGCCACGGCGGCGCCGGGGTAGGCCTCCCGGTCGCGCGCCGCGGCGTGGTCGTTGGGGTGCAGGAAGAGCTGGGCGTCGCGGTTCATGCCGCCGGCGTAGGAGCTGTTCCTGGCCGAGCTCGGCCGGCCGCCGTAGCTCTGCCCGGCGCCGTGCTCCATCAGCGCGACCCGGGTCCGGCGCAGGAGGCGGGCCTTGCGGAGGTCGCGCCAGGCGGCGACCAGCATCGGGTTGTCCTGGGCGGCCGGGCTAGGCGTCAGGCCGGCGTGAGCGAAGGCCGCGGCCGCGGACGGGCTCTCGGCGAAGATGTGGCCGCGGTGCTCCTCCGGCAGCGCCTGGTAGACCGCCGCGACGTGGGCGGCGAAGTGGCCCTCCGAGGCCAGGACGTCGATCATCCCTACGAGCCGCTCGAGCTCGTGTCGGGCTGGGGGAGGTTCAGCCGGGCCACGACGTCGAAGCCGATGCCCCGCACGTCGAACGAGCGGGTCGCGTCCCAGGCGACGCTCTCGAGGTAGATGTCCCACCACAGGGGGTGCCCGAGGCGGTTCGCCTCGAGCGCCGCGGCGACCTGGGGGACCAGGTTGTCGAGCTCGATCGAGATCTCGCGGCTCCGCTTGAGCACGCGCGCTTCGCCCTTCGCCCCGACCGTGTAGAGGGCCCGCAGCCGGAGGTCGGCCGCGTAGTCCCAGCCGGAGGTCGCGCCGGCGTAATCCTCGATGCGCTGGGTGACGAGCCGGCGGGGGTAGACGTAGAGGCGCCCTGGCAGGACGCTGGATGGCTCGCTGGCTGAGTCGTCGGCGGTCGTGTCCGGCGGCAGCGGGAGGACGTTGTCGCGCAGCTCGTCGACGACGGCGATCGCCGTCATTGGCTGACCGAGGCCGGCTTGCCGCGGTGCGGGTTGAGGGTGGCGATGAGCTGGGCCCGCTGGCGGTCGACGTTGGTGCTCCGCGTGTAGCTGTGGCCCTCGGTGCCCTCCTGGCTGTACGGGCTCTCGCTGAGCGCCAGGCGGATGAGGTCGATGATGACCGCCCGCACCTCGTCCTCGTCGGCGAAGTCGTAGCTGAAGGTGGGGGTGCTCCAGGATCCGGAGGCCCGGCTCACGCGGGCGCCGGCGACGATGACGTCGACGGCCTCTCCCGACTCCTCGACGCTGACCGAGTCAGGGACGGGGAGGCGCGGCAGCAGGATCGGGTCGCCGGTCCGGGTCGGGCGGTAGGTGACGTCGCTGATGCCGCCGGTCAGCGGCGTCCCGAGTCGCGCCTCGAGGCGCGACTCCTCGCGGTTGATGAGCTCCTGGAGGTCGGGCTCGCTGATGCCTGGGGCGACCAGGACCAGGACCTCGGCCGGGGTGACGACGCTCATGCTCCTCCTTCGTCGTGGGTGCCCAGCGGCGACAACCGGCGCGAAGAGGAGGAGCCCTCCGAGCCGGTCATCGCCGCTGGTCCGCTATGGGCCCCTCCGGGGGCCTAGGACGGCTCGAGGACGGCGAACGGGAACGCGCGGTCGTTGCCGCTCGCGCTGTTCTCGGCCGTCATGGTCTCGGCCGTCTGGAAGGCCACGCGCATCTTGAAGCGCAGCCCCAGCAGGTCGAACTCCGCCAGGCTCACCAGCTCGCCGTCGATCGTGACCGCGGCCTGATCGAGGAACTTGTAGGTGATGTCCTGCCGGATGCCGAGCACGGCGTAGTCCGGGTCGCCGACGAGCAGGGTTGCCACGTCGTCGTCCCAGGCGCCGTTGTTGACGAAGGCCAGCTGGGCCCCGTAGAGCTGCTGGACGGCGACGCCGGCCTCGCTGATGGTGCTGACGAAGATGGGGCTGTTGTTCGAGTCGCGCAGCCCCCTCACGCGCCGGCGGATGCTCCGGCGACCGTAGGCCGCCGTCGCGTCGTAGCCATCGTCCTCGACCATGCCGATGGTCGCGTTGATGTCCTCCGCCAGGTCGTTGGCCGCGCCGGCGCCCTCCGGCACCGAGGTGCCCTCGGTGACCGTGTTGCCGACCGCGATGGCCGTCGGCACCAGGCCGTCCGGCCAGGAGGCCGGGGAGTTGACGCCGAAGAAAACGGCGGCGTCGAGGGTCTTGCCGACCGCCTCGGCGATCCGGGGCTTGACCTCGGCCCACAGATCGAACTCCGAGCCGGCGTCGTCGATGACGTTCTCGGGGATGACCACGATGCCGGCGATCTCCTCGGCGGTCAGGGCGCGGCTGCCCCACTTCATCGAGGTGACCGGCTTGCGGGCGGTCGGGTCGTCGGCGTCCTCCCCCGAGACGAACGAGGCCTCCGGGATGGCCCCGATGACGGGGTAGTTGCTGATCTTCTTGCCCATGTTGACGCGGCGGAACGTCTGCAGGGCGGCGCTGGAGGCGGTGGCCGCCTGCCAGATCTCCGTCGCGTTCTGCTCGCGGATGAGGGCGAGGGCGTCCTCGCGGCTGATGAAGTCAGGCACGGTGTTCGAGCTCCTTCGTCGGGCCGCGAGGCCTGGGCCGAGCGGCGGTGTCTATTTGGGGCGACCTGCAGCGCGCAGGAGGGCGTTCATGTCGGTTCCCTGGCCGGGTGTCTCGCCGCGGTGCCCTCCGCCGAAGTCGGCTCCCCCGCTCCTCGTGAGGTACGGGTCGCCCTCGGCGATCTTCTTGAGCAGCGCGTCGACGTTCTTGGGTGTCCCGTCCTCCGCGTACTGGACCAAGTCGCGCTCGATGAGCTTGTAGGCCAGAGCCGGGTTTCGGAAGCCCAACGTCGTCGCGGCCTCGAGGGCCGCCACTCGGATGTTCCGCTCCTGATCCCTGGTCGCCGCGCTGGCGAGCTGTTCCTTGAGCTCGGCGTTCTCTCGCTTGGCCCTCTCGAGCTCCGGCAGCTCAGCCAACGCGGCCTGCTTCCGGGCCTCCTCGGCCTGCTCGAGTGGGGTGAGCCGCTCGCGTAGGGAGCGATTCTCCCGGCGCAGCTTGCGGGCCTCCTCGAGCGAGATGGTCTCCGGCTCGTTGTCTCCGGTCGCCGCCTGGGCCGCCGGTGTCGTGCCCGCCTGGGGCGTCGTGCCCTCGCCCGCCTGGGGCTCGGTCTCGCCTTCGCCTGGTGCCGCCTGGGCTCCAGAGCTGGGTGATGTCTCGCCTGGCATCGTAACTCCTCCTGTCAACCGCCGTCGGCTGGTGCCGCCTGGTCGGTCGTGGTGCCGGGTGAATCTTACGGCGCGGTGCGGCTGACGTCGGCCAGGATTCGCAGGTTGCCGATCGCCACGGTCACGACCTGCCCGCTGGCGTCGGTGACCTGGAGGTCCCACACCAGGCTCCGCCGGTTCATGTCGGCGGTGTCCTCCGGGTCGATGGTGATGGTCACGACGTTGTCCGCGACGGTGATCTGGCCGTCGTCGCTCGTCTTGGTGATGGCGGCGTCGGCGTCCTCGTCGTTGATCGAGCGCTTCGCCGTGAAGCGGAGCTGCGCGCCCTCGAGCACGGCGCCCTCGAGTTGAGCTCCCGTGATTTCGACGACGATGGTCGCCGAGTCGCCGCGGTACATCTCGAGCCTGGCGGTCATTCGGGTCCTCCGTGGTGGATTGTCACTTCGGCCGACGGCCGCGGGAGCTCGGCGCGGGCCTCGACGCGCGGGAGCTCGACGCGCGCCGCGGGGGTCACGATGCGGATGATAGCCGTTGGTGCCGGCGGGTCGATGAGCTCGTCGCCCAGGGGCGCCAGCAGGCTGACGCTGACCTCGACCCTCGACCAGTCGACCCGGAAGCCCACGCCGGGCTCGAAGGCCACGGCCAGCTGCTCGAGGAGCTCGAGGCCGATGTCCTGCTCGAAGCTGACGAAGGGCGGGAAGGTCAGCCCGGTCCGGTCGATGAGGGGGAGCTGGACCACGGCGCTGCTCGTCACGGCGGGGGCGATCGCCGCGGCGGTTGCCACCAGGAGCGGGACGCCGATCGTGTCGTGGGATCCCACGGTCGGCGCGGTCGCCTGGGCGGCCCGGTCGATGATGGCTGGGGCGATGGTGACGGCTCCGGGGGCGACGGCCGGCGCGGCCGGCGTCGCCGTCCGGTCGAGGAGCGCCGGCGCGATGGTGGAACGGGATCCCACGGCCGGCGCGGCCGGCGTCGCCGTCCGGTCGAGGAGCGCCGGCGCGACGTCCTGGGCGCCGGCCGCATTGGAGACGCTCGGAGCGGTCGCCGTCGCCGTCCGGTCGAGGAGGCTCGGCGCGATGGTCGCCTGGGCGGTGACCGTCGGGGCGGTCGCCTGGGCGGTGCGGTCGAGCAGGCTCGGC